GCGCATAACGAGTCATTTCATCAAGGGTTAATTGTTTTTCTTCTTTGTTGTATTTAACGTTAAATAATTGTTGTTGTTCTTCTGAAGGTTGTTCGTTTTCACCTTCTGCAGCAGGTGTTTCTTCACCTTCATTAGTATCTATTTCAAGGTTTTCATCCTCTGTTGGTATATCAGAAGGAGTATTATCCTCAAAATCATCTGGTAAAATCGGTTCATAGTCATCTCCTGCGAATAATTGAAGATTTAACTTGATACCTTTAAAAAGTTTAGCCATTGTATTTCTCCTTTCCCTATGGTTGGGGAATATTTAAGGAAGTTGAATGGTTACCCCTTACTCCATATAAAAAAGCGCATCAACTAATATGGTGGTTAGTTAACACGCCTTATTTAACTTCAATATCACAATTATCATTTGTTGCAATTTCCCAATCATCTTCTAATATTCCAGATAACGTGAAAAGAATATCAGTAGTATCTAAAAAGTTGATAACTTCACCTGTTTTAGTGTGAATCTCAACTTTTCCATACTTATAAACCCAATAACCACGCCATACTTTACGTTTAATTGGTGTCCCTGCAATGAATGTAGGGAATAGTTCTTTGAATGATTTGCAATTCCTTTGTTCACAACGATCACTTTCGTGCAATTCGTTCATTTATTTACCACCTTTTTGATGTAGTTTTTGTTCTTCGATTGATAGCTTACGATGTTGTAAGTCTAATTGATTCGCTTTATCTTGTTGCTCGATAGCCATTTGTTGTGCTTGTTGTTGTGCATTCTGTTGTTGTGCCATCATTTGTTGTTCTTGTTGTGCCTGTGCCTGTTGTTGCTGTTGCGCTTCGGCTTGTTGTTGTTTTAATCGTAACTCCTGGATTAATTTTTCCTTCTCTGGAATCTGTTCATCTGGTACTCGTTCTAAGAACTGAATCACATCAATTAAGCCATTTGATAACATATTTGTAAGTGTTTGTTGTGCTGCAATTTCAGACCAATATGAACTTTCGCCTACATCTGCACGAACATTTAACCATAAGTCTTTTAATTGGCTAAAATCAAACATGACAATTTGTTTTTGTTCTTCAGTAACAGGTGAGCCATCAATATTTTGTTGTGGTTGCCCTGTCATTGGATCAATCTTCGGTACTTTTACATTCATTGGTAAAGGTCTTTGACCGTAGTAAGTAGCCATCATATCAAGAAGAATCTCGCCTATATCTTCAATCCATTGGTATAAATTCGCTTTTGGATTTTCTAATGGAATAGCTGCACTCTTTTGTACTGCGATGATTGCGCTTGTGTTATCTGGTCTTACATTACCTAATGACGTATCGTTAATACCTAACATTTCTTTTGTTGTATCAATCGCAAGTTGTAATACTTGTACGATTTGACCACTCATATTCCCAGGCTCTAAGTATCCTGCAATATTACGGATGTTTTCACCTAATCCCATGCCACTAACACCGATTGCAGAGCCAATTTCATTGTTCCACTCGTCAATCATATCTGCGTTGTATACTGCTTTAGGGAATGCGGTCATCATTAAATGATACATAACCATTGCAAACATACGGTTAATGAAGATTTGGTTAGGAAGAATTGTTCCACATTGACTAATCCCATGATACGAGCCTTTACGCTTCTCCCAGTTCATCCAAGCTACAGGGTATTTACTCATGCCTGTATCCCATTCTTCATAGATATAAGCTTTTTCTGTGCTTTTTGTAGCGAATACTGTTTCTACTTCTTGACCATCTTTAAGTATCTTGCGTTTTTCATATAAAATAATGTATTGCGCTTTGCCATATCCATCTGCATCAACTTCTATCTTTCCACTATCTCCTGCAGAATCGAATGTTGTGTTATCCTCTGACACGTCAGTCGAATCAACCATCATCTTTTTAAGCTTTGAATACTGTAACTTTTCTTCTTTAAGCTTCTTGACCATATCTCGACCACTAACAATGATATACGGTTGTGATTGAACATCGTTGTTATTTGCATTACCAAAGTAAATATTTGTTCCATCTACAATTTCCATGCAAATTTCACCAGTTATTCCTTCAACCTTCATACCGTTTGTTAGAGTAACACTATTTCCGAATGGTTTCTTATTCATATCGAAATAGAAGTGTGTCGCACCATCACCTGTATTTGCAGCATCAAATAAAACATCTTTTTGCTTACTGTCAAACTTAAACTTCTCAAGTAAGTTATTTACTTGTGCAGTTGCCATTTGCGAAGGATCAAATTGGTCTATGCCTTTTACACCTTGCAATGGTTCAAAGTGAATCTTCGTCTTACTACTCGTTAATGAAGCAACTAAGAAGGTGATTACTCGACGAATGATGTTAAATACAGGCTTTGGCATATTCTCTGCATCGACATTTCGCCATTGATCTCCATTAAAAAAAGCCCAATTCGCATCGACCATGTCGTAGTAATTAGGCTTTAACTGATTATTATATTTTTTTCCACTCTCGTAGAGTTTCCAGGCTTTTGTTTTATCCATATGTCACCTTCTCTCTATTCCCATTCAATAATGATTTTTAATAACCAATATATAATTATTGATAATAGAAATAAATTAAATAATCCCCATAACCAAATAATATTAAGTCACCTTCTTGTATGCTTTATGCTCGTCATACGACATCAGATTGTTAAAATCTCGCATAATAGCCATCTGTTTTTGTCGTTGCTTTTCATCTGCTGTTGGAGGTCTAGTGATGTTCTTCGGTGTATTCTTATTACCAACTAAGAAACCTGCGTAAAACAAACCGATTAAGCCGATTGTTGCAGTTACACCACTAAAGAATAGAATCATGATTCCACCTCTTCTTGTTTATCTCGTAATGCTACGGTTGTTACTCTAGTTTCTGGATCTGTTAATATCACAATCTCTTGGTCTAGTTCAAATGTAGCCATTTCTGGTGTGATTTCAAATGTACCACCGAGTTTCTTTAACATTGAAACGACTAATACTAATAATTCATCTTGTTTTTTCATTGGTTTAACTCCTCTAACAATTGGTTATATCTATTTACAAATGTAATTGGTAAGCTTACTTGATTCTTAATACAATCACTTAATACTTCTGATAGTACCTCTAAGTATTTCATTTGAGCTTCTTCTATTCTATCTAACACTCTCTTTTCTTGTATCGGTTTCAACTTATCATAACAATCCTTACATACACATTTACCATGGATTTTATTTGAATACTCTGTTGTGTATTCTTGATGACAATTAGTACATTTATACCTTTCCCAACTCATCTAATCACCATTTCGTTATAGATTTTATTTGTGGCTTTCGCCCTGTCATTTGTCGTACCATCTTTTCATGCTTTTCTTGTGGTGTTGGGTTGTGTGGATCATTTTCTTTTTTCTTCTCTTCTTTATGCTTCATAATCTCGTCATTTAAGCTATATCGTACTGCATCAATACTATGATTGTTTACATCTGGATACTTCGCTTTAAAATTGCCATTTGCATCCTTTTCTAGTTCATAGGTTAAAAACTCTCGAGCAGTTTCTGGGCAACGTATATCATCAATAATAATTTCTTCTAAGTCTTGTAAGAACTTGATACCATATTCAATGGAGTCTGGACCTTTCTTTGCTGCTTTCACCTTTAATCCATGTTGTCTGAACTCATGGATGGATTTAGGTTCTGCTGAATCAGCGATAATAAAATCGTTATGTCTGTTTTCTTGTTTAATATGTGATATTGCTTGTGTGTTTGATAAACCAACTTTATATAACTCATGGAAGATATAAAGCCTTTTTTTCTTCCTATCATAATTGCAGACAACAAAACTAAACGGATCAATCGCATATCCAAAGTCTGCCCCTCTTTTAACATTCTCAAAGGATTCAATTTCTTCATCAGTAATCTTCCTTATCTTCACATTGTCAAATACTTCTCCACCTGTACCGGTTACTTCACCTAAATACTCATGAGCATAAGCATTAGGTTTCGTTTCCTTTAGGTGTTCTGCTTCAATAATGAATTGTTCACCTAACCACTCTTTCGGTACAGTTAAGTAATTCGAGTGATGAACTAAGCGATCTGGTCGAGTGAGTTGTTTTTCTGCATTCACCCAATTGTTTGCACTCTTTGGAGGATTGTATGAGTAAAACACAGTAAATTGCGTACCACCACGCATTAATGACTGATTAATCATACGTATCTCTTCCATACCTGCGAACTCGTCTAATTCCTCATACCATAAGTATTTCGCATATCCTCTGCTAAACTTAATCCCTTTGATTCTCTTAGGTTTATCTGCGCCACGATAGACGATTCTTTGACCTGTAGGAAGATAAGTTAGTGATAAAGGTGAAACGCTCTCTTGCCAGTATTCTGATACATTTAACGCATGAATAGCCCATAACAACTGCTCATGGACTGATTCTCTTAATGTATCTTTTACTTTACGTAAGACAACAGCGTTCGCATCTTTATCTTTCATAATCCCTAAGATGATTTCTACACTAATACAAGATGATTTGGTACTCCCACGACCACCACTAAACCAATAGTGCGTGTGATTCCCTTGTTTGATGTCTTTGTGTATCTCATGGAATGATGGAGCGATTACTTCTGATAACCTAACCATCTAGATCATCTACAATTGTTACACCTAATTTACCATTTAACTCAACTTTATCTAAGAAAGCACCGTTTGTTTTTGCAATGTATTCAGAAGCTTTTAAACGGTCTTTAGGCTCGATTTGTTTATCACGCAACATATTAGTCCAAAACTGTTTTACTTCC